TCAGAACCACCACGGCAGCTTTCCGCGCAGGCTGTCCATCGCCTCGCCCTCCACCTTCTTTGTCCGGCTCTCGCTGAGATGGAAATGGAGCGCCGCGCCGATCAGCGGGTGCTCGATTCCATCGGTAAAGCCATAGCGGTACAGCAGATAGGTCTGCTCTCTGGCTGTCAGCTTGTCCAGCGCCGCATACAATTCTATCAGCTGCTCTTTTTGGATATAGATTTGCTCCGGCGTTTGGGTGTGAGGGTCGGCTATGGCTTCGATCCGCAGCATCCGTTCATCCTCTGAGAGAACGTCATCCAGATATACTCTCTGGAAGCCGGGGGCGTCTTTCTTATCCACCATCCGTTGCTCAAATAAACCGAGGGCGGCGCGGATGCAGTCCGTCATGGCGTTGCGGAGCGCCGGTGCTGCATAGGTCAGAAATTTCATGCCCCGTCCGGCATCAAACAAAGGGATCGCGTTCAGCAGGCCGATACTTCCCTCCTGCATCAAATCATCCAAATCAATTCCAATATCATTTTCATCCAGCCCCATGTTTCGGTATTGCTCCAGCGCAATTTTTCGGATGAATCCCAGATTCTTTTCCAGCAGAATGTCACGGGCAGCCGTATCCCCTTTCTGTGCCAGTCTGCACAGCTGCTCATTGCTCCGGGTCGGCATTTTGCTTCTCCTGCGCGTGGTCTAAGGTGGATTGGAGAAATTCCGTCAGCGCCTGACCGAACTTGTCTAATGCTTCCTTTTGCACACCGTCCATCCCCGCTGCGCTCTGGGTGACGGCGGCGGAAATCATTTCGGGCGTGATGGTCGGAGTATGAACATCCGCCCCTTTGGTGAGTTCGGTAAACATCTGCTGAGTGATGCCCTTGGTCAAGGACTGCGCTGCTGTGAAATCGTTGCCGATCTCTTTCTTCACTTCCCGCAGCGCCGCCATAAATGTGTTCTGTATCATCGTCAGGTCTGCCTGATATACGGGAACTTTCTGCCGGTTGACAGTTCTGGCCGCCTGCACCGCAGCGTCTGTTTTATTGTTTCGGCGCAGCATGGCGCTGAGAGTAGTAAGCATCTGGTTCTGTCCGGCGAAACCGGCGGCCAGCGTATCGTCAAAATATTGCTCAATCATATAGGTGACTTCTGCAAAGCGAGGGCTTTCCAAAAGGCGGTTGACGATCTCTGCATTGGCTTTTCCGGTGTACAGATTCCGCGCCGCCTGCACCGACAGGCCCAGTTCTTCAATATCAAAATTTGTCCGGTCGGGCGTGTTGACTTCCCCCAGCAGGAAATCTGTGGAGACTTCAAACACTTTCGCAATGCGGAGCAAATGTTCTGTGCTGATCTTATCAGTCTTACCGCTGACAAACCGGCTGATGGCGCTCTCGGTGCTGCCGATGCGGGTCGCCAGCTGTGCCTGGGTAATTTTATGTTCCTTCATAAGCTCCTGCATCCGCTGCCGGATATTGCCGGGCAGATAGGCTCCCTCCATGTGACGCACCTCTCTTCTGAAAACTCTCTTTATCCATTATACCTGATAAAACCAGCGCGGGCAAATGCTTTCCGCTGGCTTCGCCGCTCTGAGGTCTTGCATTTTTGCAAGATTTCAGGGCGGCGTTTTTTCATTTCTTGCACTTTTAGCGGATTTTTCGGTTTATAGGCTTTTTCCCCGTATATTCAGGCAGACGGGCAGATACCGTCAATAAATAATGGAGGACAAAGCCTATGAATTTATTTGAAACTGTAAAATCCGCTGTCACCGTGAAGCAGGCCGCCGAATACTACGGCTGTAAGGTCAACCGGGGCGATATGATCTGCTGCCCCTTCCACGATGACCGGCATCCCAGCATGAAGCTGAACAGGGATTATTTCTATTGCTTTGGCTGCGGGGCTACCGGGGATGTGATCGATTTTGTGGCGCGGCTGTTCGGCCTGAGCAGCTACGAGGCCGCAAAGAAGCTGGCCTATGACTTTGGCATCGACCCGGACAAGCCCCCGGCAGCGATGGCTTTGAAAAAGCCCTATCCGCTGGCGCAGGCTTTCCGCAACGATGAGATACACTGCCAGCGGGTGCTCTGCGATTATCTGCATCTGCTGGAACGCTGGAAGGTCGAATATGCCCCGCAATCGCCGGAGGATGAACTGGATGACCGCTTTGTGGAAGCCTGTCATATGATCGAGTATGTAAATGATTTGTTGGACGTTCTCATGTTTGCGGAACTGAAGCAGCGTGTGAAAGCGGTGGATATGCTGCTGAAGGACGGCACTATCACCGCGCTGGAGCAGCGGCTCAGACGTCTGGAAAAGGAGGTGCAGCACCGTGGCGAAGAACGAGCAATCGCGTGAGGCCAACCAGCCCATCTGGTTTGACGGCAAGAGTATCAATGAAGCCCTGTTTTGTGATGATTTTCTCGGCAGACACAAAATCATCTACACAAACGGAGCTTTTTTCACGCCTGATGGCCGCGTGACCGATGAGCTGCCACTGCGTGGAGAAATTTTTGAGGAACTGAAATGCTGTGCGGTCAGCAATATCCCCCGCAAAATCAGCAATATCGTGGAGCTGATGAAGCTGGCGGCGCTGGTAGAGGATTTCCCGCCGGAGGCTGACCGCATTCATCTGGCAAACGGCACGTTGTTTCTGGATGGCTCCTTTACGGAGGGAAAACCGGACATCGTGCGTTGCCGCCTGCCGGTGGCCTATAATCCCGATGCGCCCACGCCGACCCGCTGGCTGGCTTTTCTGGATGGGCTTCTTTACCCGGAGGACATTCCCACTTTGCAGGAATATATCGGCTACTGCCTGATCCCCAGCAACAAGGGACAGCGCATGATGGTCATTAAGGGCAATGGCGGCGAGGGTAAGAGCCAGATCGGCGCGGTGCTGTCCGCCCTGTTCGGCAGCAACATGAAGGACGGCAGCATCGGCAAAATTTCCGAGAACCGTTTTGCCCGCGCTGATCTGGAACACATTCTGCTGTGTGTCGATGATGATATGCGGATGGAGGCCCTGCGGCAGACCAACTATGTCAAATCCATCGTCACCGCACAGGGTAAAATGGATTTGGAGCGTAAAGGCAAGCAGAGCTATCAGGGATGGATGTGCGCCCGGCTGCTGGCATTCAGCAATGGCGACTTGCAGGCTCTCTTTGACCGCAGTGATGGCTTTTATCGGCGGCAGTTGGTGCTGACCGCCAAAGAGAAACCTGCCGACCGTGTGGATGATCCCGACCTGGCAGAGAAGATGAAGGCCGAGGTGGAGGGCATTCTGCTGTGGGCTTTTGCGGGATTGCAGCGGTTGGTAGCGAACAACTTCAAGTTCACCGAGAGCCAGCGCACCAAAGAGAACCGGGAGGCCGTCAAGCGGGACAACAATAATGTGTTTGATTTTCTGGAATCCGAGGGCTATATCCAGCTGAAAGCGGATGCGTCCATCAGTTCAAAGGATTGCTACGACATTTACCGGATGTGGTGCGAGGAAAATAGCCTGACTGCACTCAAACGCCGCAGCTTCAGCGATGCGCTGGTGGCAGCCTGCGGTAAGTACAATCTGGAACACTGCAACACGATTACCAATTCGGCAGGACGCCGGGTATGGGGCTTTATGGGGATCGAGGCAGTGGCAAGGCCGCATATAAACGAGTTTACGGACGCTTCACAGTGTACGTACGTACCGGAAGACTGGCGGGATTGATTTCCGATCTGGTCGCCGGTACGTATGTACGCAGCGATTGACCCTGTTACCTCATATATTGTAGAGGCGCTTCATTTGGATAAAGTGGTCGTGCCCATTTTGGGTACACCTATTTTGATGTGTAAAAGTGGTTATGGATATTTTGTCCACCACCAGAACCGTGAAATTCTTCGCGCTTTTGTGCTGTGAAGTAGGTGTGGTCATTTTGACCACACCTGAAGCGGTCAGTAAAAGCGGTGATTTTGCAGGCATATTTTAGAGCAATCTCAAAACAGCGAAATGTTTCTCTTTTATCCGTATACAGTTCGCCGGATGATGGCTCACGGAACGACGTACAGATTGCAGCATTTTGTGACAATACAGCCCGAACAGTGAAAAGTCCCGCATTTCTGTGAAGTCGAATATTCCGCCGTTGACCAACGATACGCAGGGAATCATTTCTATCGCAAAACAGCATTTGCACAAATTTCACCATTGACCAAAGCCGGTGCGCTCCCCAGCGTAGCCGGTTCTTTTTATGACGCAACCGAAAATCATGTTTTATCTATCAAGTGACAAAGGGCTTCACTTGCGAAAATGGAGGAATATATTTTATGAAGTCAAGTATCCGAAACGAAATCAAGGCGCAGATCATCCGCGCCGGTTACACCATGCAGGAAGTCGTTGACCAGCTGCACGATGAGTATGGGTGGAGCGACAGCGTATCCAATCTTTCCGGAAAATTGCAGCGGGAATCGCTGCGGTATCGGGAGGCCGTGGAGTTGGCTGACGTGCTGGGATATGACATTGTCTGGCAGAAACGGAGGGATTGAGTATGGAAAAAGCACAATACGCGATTATGCGATTTGCCAAATATAAGGGGCCTGAAATCGGCAATATCGAGGCCCATAACGAGCGCACAAAGGAAAAGTACGCCAGTAATCCCGATGTGGATACCAGCCGAAGCAAGTACAACTTCCATCTGGTCAAACCGCCCGGCAAGTACCGGGCCGAGTCAGAGAGGCAAATTGCCGCTGCCGGATGCCGTACCCGGAAAGACAGTATCCGTATGATCGAGACGCTGTTCACAGCCAGCCCGGAGTTCTTTAAGGGAAAGAAACGGGCGGAAATTCGGGTATTTTTCGAGGAAGCTCTGCACTTTCTGGAACAGCATCAGTCCAAAGAGACAATTATATCCGCCGTGGTGCATATGGACGAGAAAACGCCCCATATGCACCTTTGTTTTGTCCCTTTGACGGAGGACGGCAGGCTCAGCGCCAAAGACATCATGGGCAATAAAAAGAAGCTGACCTGGTGGCAGGATGAGTTTTGGAAACACATGGTCAAGAAGTTTCCAGATTTGGAGCGTGGCGAGAGCGCCAGCCTGACCGGGCGCGACCATATCCCGCCCCGCGTATTTAAGGAGATGACCAGACTGACCAAACAGAAAAGCAAACTGGAGGATCTGCTCACTGGAATCAATCCCTTTAACGCCAAAAGCCGGGCGGAGGAAATCTGCAAGATTCTGGATAGCTATATTCCCAGCGTGGAGAAGATGGACACGCTGCTGCGGAAATATGGCGTGGCTTTTACGAAAACAGCATCCGAAAACAAAAAGCTGAAAACGAAAAATGCCGAGCTGGAAGAATCTCTTGCATCGGCGCAGAAGGTCAGCACCCTAAAGCAGATCGAAGACCTCAAGCTGCGGCGCGACTATGACAGTGCCGTGGCGATTTTGGAACAGATACCGGCAGAAGTTTTGAACATCTATGCGCAGAGCAGCCATAGAGGAAAGGAGCGGCCTATTGAGCAAAGTTTATGATGATCCAAAATATAATGCGGCATTTGACCGCTGTGTTGATGTGATGGCGCGGCTGTTGCAGAAGTACGGGCCGCAGCTGTTGGAGCAGATGCAGGAGACTGCGAAGGATGGCTGTACACAGTCTGCGGTATCAGGAAAGCAACCCGTTCCTGTGTATCAGGAATTTGACAAAGCCGCTTGATGTAAATTGAATTTACACGTTGCGTATTTGATTGGCGTATGCTATAATAAATACGCAACGTGTATTTTGCTTTATGGGGTAAATGAAATGGACTGCAAAACCAAAATAAAAGAACTGCGGGAAAGCACCGGCATGAACCGCAAGGAATTTTGTAAATATTTTCGGATTCCCTATCGGACTGTGACAGAGTGGGAACTGGATAACCGCCATGCGCCTGAATATGTACTCCGTTTGTTGGAGTACTACATTCAGAATGAAGGTCTGGCGAAGAAGAAAGTTACGGATGAATGTTCAGAGATGGAAGAAAGGGGCGGCCTGCATGAAAAAAACTAAAACAAAATGCTATCTCTACACACGGGTATCTACTTCCATGCAGGTGGACGGATACAGTCTGGATGCTCAGCGAGACAAGCTGCGGAAATACGCTGAATACGAAGATATGGTAGTGGCCGGTGAATATTCTGACGAAGGCTTTTCCGGTAAGAATATTCAGGGCAGACATGAATTTCAGCGGATGCTGCAAGACATTCAGGACTGCAAAGACGGAGTGGAATATGTACTGGTATTCAAGTTGTCCCGGTTTGGCAGGAATGCCGCTGACGTGCTAAATTCCTTGCAGCTGATGCAGGATTTCGGTGTCAATCTGATTTGTGTGGAAGACGGCATTGACAGTTCCAAAGATTCCGGCAAGCTGATGATTTCTGTCCTTTCTGCGGTGGCAGAGATAGAGCGTGAGAATATTCGGACCCAGACGATGGCCGGACGGGAGCAGAAAGCCCGTGAAGGAAAATGGAACGGTGGCTTTGCCCCTTATGGATACCGCCTTGAAAAAGGCGAACTGTTGATTGCTGAGGATGAAGTGGACGTGATCCGCACCATCTTTGACCGCTATATTCACACCAACGATGGTGTTAGCGGCGTGGCGAAATATCTGAACCGGCAGGGCTTTGTGAAAAAGATGCGGCAGAACGGTACTATTCCCGGTTTTTCCGCCAGCTTTGTGAAAAGTATCATTGATAATCCGGTATATATGGGGAAAATCGCCTATGGCAGACGCCGGACAGAGAAGAAGATCGGCACCCGAAATGAGATGCACGTGGTTGAGCAGTCGGAGTTCCCCGTGTACGAGGGAAAGCATGAGGCTATCATTTCAGAAGAAGATTGGAATCTCGCGCAGGAGAAACGGAAAGTCAATGCTTATCGGCGTGAGAAGGTCAACGATCCTACCCATGCACATATTCTGTCCGGCATTCTGAAATGCCCTTGCTGCGGCAAAAGCCTGTACGGGAATATTGCAAAAGCCCACAGCAAGGACAAAAAGACCCGCTATTACTATTACTGCAAGAATACGGTAACGCCAACAGGCCACGAGTGCACTTTCCGGCTGAACATTGAACAGACAGAGATGAACCGCATGGTAGCGTCAATTATCTCCGCTATGGTCAGCAACCCACGGTTTGCGGATGCAATCAAGGCGAAAATTGGCTCCGCTGTCGATACGAACGACTTAGAGAAACAGCTGGAAGCGTTGCAAGCGCAGCTTCGGCAGACGTTAGGCACAAAAGCCCGCCTGGAACGGCAGATGGACGGTTTGGATGTGAATGACCCGTATTATGACCGGAAAATTTCTGATTTGCAGCGCCGCTATGACGAGCAATATGGCGCAATAGATGAGATTGAAGTCCAGATTGACGATGTGCAAAGCCAGATACGGAGTATCCGACAGGAGAAAATTTCTGGCGACAACATCTATCGCTTACTGTTGGCGTTCGATCAGGTCTATGAAGCCGCCTCCGAGGTGGAGCGAAAAGAATTTATGCGGGCATTTATCGAGCGAATCGAGTTGTTCCCGGAAAGGCAGCCGGATGGCAACTGGATCAGGAAGATTATCTTCAACTTCCCCGTTCCAGTGAATGGGACAGAAGTGAAAGAATTGCCCTTGGAAAATGAAACAATGGTCGAAACTGTGTGTCTACTTTCTAGGAAATAAGCGGGTTTGCGGACTTGAAATGCGGAAGTTCAGTCGATTTGCCACCCATTTGCCACCCGCAAAAATAAAATAGACCGATTTTCAAGAAAAGCGGCTGAACACTCTGAACTAAAATGAGATGTTCAACCGCTTTTTTACTATGCTTTTTTGTGAATCGCATTCTCGAATACATCAACTGCCGTTTGCTGCATCAGCTCTGTGTTGAATGTGTATGTCTGCAATGTCGTTGTGATATCTTTATGTCCCAGCCGTTCCATAACTGTTTTGGGGTTCACACCGGCCTCGGCCAGAATAGTGCCATGCGTATGCCGCAGACAGTGCGAGTGAAACAATACATTGCCAAGCTCGTAATGAACAACCCGGGCACAATACTTGAAAGAGTCCGGCGTAAGTAGTTCGCCAGTATCCTTGACACACAGAGGGGTGATTTCCTTATAAGCAACCTGGATATCTGCCCTGATTTGAGTTATGGAATTATCCGGCATGACATAAGTGTTCAAATACGCGCCGCCATATTTCAATTTGTTTAATTTTCTTTGATGTATGCCGTACTTCAATGCCTGCTCCAGAGTTTCTCCCATTTTGATTGTACGATAGGAGTCATATTTTGGTGGCTTTATGTACCAGGTCTTATTCCTTTTTTGCCACTGTCCTCTGATATGCAGTTCATGTTTCTGGAAATCTACGTCTTCGTTTAGGTCAATTGCAAATGTTTCGCTTATTCGGGTTCCGCAGTTGTATGGAACTACCAGGGAAAGATGAAAATAGTTTTCGGGTGGAAAACGCTGCAGGATTCGTTCGAATTCTTCAACAGGGCATACATATTCTGCGTGAGCTTTGGCATCCGGATCTATTGGCATTTTGCCTACCCTAACAGGAATGCATGGATTTGCCTGGATGTATTTCAGCGGTATAATCGCATAGTTCAATGCACCCTGCAGGCAGGTCAAAGTATTTTGAATCATACGCTTTGATAAGCCTTTTAATTTCATGTTGTCAACCCATTCCTGAACTTTGTCCGGAGCATACTGAAAGCTGCTTAATTTGTACATGCCGAACGCTGGTTTTAAATGTAAACGTATTTTGGATTCATAGTCGCGGTATGTATTATAGCTGTATCCGTGATCAATATTCTTTTTGATTGCAGTCTTTAACCAATAGTCAAGATAATCGGAAACACTGATTTCTTTTGGCGAGAATGTTCGACCAACATTATTATACTGCGCGATCGCGGCCGCGCGGGCATCTAAAGCCTCTTTTTGCGTCCGGAAACCACCTTTCTCAATTTTCTTTCTCTCGCCGTTTATCTTTGCAGTATCAAAATAGTACGACCATGTTTTTCCTCTTTTTCTAACTCCTTCAGCCATAATAGCCATCCTCCTTTGTGTTTTTTGATAGTTTCGCCTAAAAAAAGGTACAAAAATAACACCAAACAAACTTTTCGCTTGTTCTGGTGTCCAGAAAATGGTATTATGTAAGTGTTTGGGATTGTCCATTTTCTGGATGATCTTGCCGTCCTGGTGTTGGCGCACCGGGGCGGTTTTCTTTTATTCGTTTAAATCTTCTTCGTCGTCATCGGAAGAATAAGTGCTTGTATAATTAGAATCACTGGAAAGAGATTGTCTGAATTCGTCTGCTACCATGGTTCGGTTAAATTCGGCAGTAGGTTCAATCTCATCAACAATTTTTTCCAATTCATCAATTGAAATTTTGAAAAACTCCTTGCGCATATTTACTTTATTTACGCGGCGGTCATTCAAAATTTCATGCATTTTATTTTCCAGAGCGACAGCATCTTGTGAGAAAATGAAGCTATGTACATCGAACTTGAATGGAACACTTGCGTTTCCAAGCTCGTTGATGCGGTCATTTGGATCCAGTCGACGAGTCATTCCAACTTTGAAAACATCTTCACCAAAAGAGCCGAGGTTGCTTATAATATAAACGGTACCGGCTTTTCCATTCTGAAGATTAGTGATCTCTTCTTTCTTTACCACGACATCGCTAAGCTGTGACTGGAGTTCGAGAATTCTGGCTTTCAGCTTTGCAACCTCTGAATCATCAGATGTAGCTTCTAAGCTATGCTGCAATTTGGTAATTTCACCATTGAATTTTTCTTCTTCTTTCAAAATCCGTTTCTTTTCCTGCTCAAGAGCTTTGCGTTCTTCTGCTTCCTGCTTCATCTGCTCACGAAGAGCCAACTGTTCTTGTTTAGCCTGCTCTTTTTTTACATAATAGTTATATTCTATTTTGATGGAATTAATAAGTAAATATTCCATTTCACCAATAAATTTCGTGAGGGTTCCAGCAATGGCTTGATTTCCTTCGCCCGCAATCTTAAGATATTTCGCTGTTATTTTCTTTATACTTTCGATTGCGGTATCGAGCTTATCATATTTGAGCGTGTAAAGAATATTTTGTACTTCTGACTGAATGGAAATTGTCAAAAGCTCGTAAATGGATCTGTTTGCTTTGGTGGTATACCGTGCAGAATATTGCGTCATTAAAGATTCAATGAGCTTTTCATTTTCGCGATAAGCCTTCTTCAAACTTTTTACATCCATACAATGCAATTTCAAAATAACCGATGGGGCAATTAATTCGGCGTCGTTAATGTCACGTTCTGTTAAACGGCAGGTGCTATATGGAGCATCTGTTGTAAAGAATGTATTTAAAGCATAATCCATACTGTTATACAGTTCTCTACTCCGAGAAAGCTTTCGTTCCTGAGTAGAAACAGACTTTTTCAATTTATCATCACGCTGTTGCAGCTCTTCAAGTTCGGACCATAAATTGGTGGTCAAAGCATTAATATCTTGAATGTCTTGGTTGAGTTTATCGAGTTTGGCTTGTCCTTCTGATTCGAGCTGAGCTATTTTTTCTTTAGCCTGAGAATATTCTGTAATACCTGTTTTCTCAATCGTTTGCTTTAATGTGGTATTCTCAGTAGAAAGTGCAATATTGTTTTCTGACAATCGAGTATTTTGATCATAGATTTCAGCAATTTGAAGATTCTTTTGCTTTTCCTTGTGCGTGCGAACGCAAAGAAGTACAATTCCGATCACAGGCGGAATAAAAAAATACCAAAGAGCAAAAAGTAGACAGATAAATAAAGTGCTTAAGTACCATGGGTTCTTTTGTGGCATTTGGTAAGTCCTCCTAATAGTATATATTAAATTTTTATTCCATATGAAGCAAAATCATAGGCACCACCCCTCAACATATATTAGGTAAAACATCTCATATAAATACGTTTGAGAATTAAAAAAATTACACTTTGAAAGAAAAAATCATTTCCAAAATTCAGTTACTTGTAAGGACGGAACAAAGCGGATCGCATAATTGTCTATTGTAACAAGATTTTCTCCGTATTTTCTGCTGTAGCATTCCAGAGCTTCTTTCAAATATTCTTCTGTTACCTGCAGGTACTCAGCCATCTCGTAGAGAGAACGGCAGTGGTGTTTATAGCATTCGACGATGCCGATCAGACCGATCTGCATGTCATATCCGCGGAGACGGGCACGGAGTTCCTGTTTTCTATTCTGAACAATATCCTGATCCATAATATCCCCGTAACTTGTATAATGATGCCCTAACTCTTCAGCGAGAACACAGGATTTTTCTATAGAGGAAAGTTTTTTTTCTATAGCTATATTTCCTGCATAATAAAATCCTTTTAATCCAGATACTTCTGATAAATCAAGTTCCACAATATTCAAATCATTATGTGATTTTTGCATTTCTTCATAAGTCAAAAGAATCACTCCTTCGGCCGCGCTGCAATAAGCAATTTTTTGTATTCTTCAATTTTCTGTAATTCTTCAGGGGTAAAATTATCACCATCTTTATGTGCTGCAACAGTGTCATCCCAACCCATTAAATAAGATGGCGTGCATTCGAATATACGTGCCATTTCCTCAATGGTAGAACGCTTTATATTTTCAACACGACCATTTTCGTATTTTGCAACAGCGGATTTTTTTAATCCCAGTTTTTCGGCGAGTTCTTCTTGAGTTAAATTATTTTCCAAACGACATTTTTTGATCCTGATTGCCATTGTACACATATGTAGCACCTCCTTAAAGTGTCTTAATTTTACTACATTTTTGGCGATAATGCAATAAAAATCTTAAAAAGTGTCTTAAAAAGATAAAAAAGTGTATTGACATGGCGAAATAGCTATGTTATTATCTTGGTGTCTTGAAAAGACACAAAGGAAAAGAGGTGAAAGAAATGAATAAGAAAAAATTGGAGTCACTGATGAAGCTGTTTGATGATACTGGGCAGACATTGGCAGAATATCTTGGTATTGCGCGGCCTACTTTTTCAAATAAGTTGAATGAAACAAGAGGTGCGGAATTTACGCAGGGTGAAATACGAATGCTGAAAGAACGATATAATCTGACAGCGCAGGATGTGGATGAAATTTTTTTTGATTCAAAAGTGTCTTAAAAAGACACAAAGGAGGATAATAACATGGGAAAAATATTGATTCCTATTAATTATGATGGGAAACAGCCAATGGTATCTGCAAGAGATTTGCACGAAGGACTGGAAATCAAAACAGCGTTTAAAGATTGGTTTCCACGTATGGTGGAATACGGTTTTACATCAGGTAATGATTTCAACCCGCTCAAAAATGAGCAGGTTCGATTAGAAGGGAACCGTGAGGTTAAAAGAGAGATTCTTGACTACCAGATCTCCGTAGACATGGCCAAACAGATCTGCATGATCCAGCGATCAGAGAAAGGCAAGCAGTACCGTCAGTATTTCATTGATCTGGAGAAAGCCTGGAACACTCCGGAGCAGATCTTTGCCCGCGCCCTGAAAATGGCAGATCAGAAGATCGAGAAGCTGAAAGAGAGCAACGCCGGTCTGCTGGAAGATGTCGAGCGTATGAAGCCGAAGGAAATCTTCGCGGACGCGGTGAGCGCAAGCACCAGCTCCATCCTGATCGGCGACCTCGCGAAGCTCCTGCGTCAGAATGGCGTAGATACCGGACAGAAAAGATTGTTCGAACAGCTCCGCAACGAAGGGTACCTCATGAAGACTGGATCCAGTCGGAACATGCCGACGCAGCGATATGTAGCGGACGGTCTATTTCAGATCAAAGAAACCGTGATTTCCAATCCGGACGGCAGCGTGCGGATGACCAAAACTACAAAGGTAACTGGGAAAGGCCAGCAGTATTTTCTGAATAAGTACCTTAAAAAAGAAGAAGCGGTATAAAAAGAAAAAGTCCCACAGGAAGGACCAGTTCCCATGGGACACACAAACAAACCAGCTACATCGTAGCAGAAAGTGAGTAATAAGGCAATGAATTTTTCAGAAAAATTGAAAAAAGCTGCAAAAGAATTGAATCTTACGCAGGTGCAGATGGCAGGAATGACCGGAAAAAGCAAAGCATCAATCAGCCAGTACCTTGCCGGAAAGCAGATTCCGCCTGAGGAGCAGCAGCGTGATATCGCCGTTGCACTGGGATTGAAAGAGGACTACTTTTCCAAGGCGGATGACCGAATGCCGGCGCTTTCGACACAGAAAGCGAAAGATTGCATTATCCCGCGTCTGAGTGTCATGGATGCCGCGCGGATGATGGGAATTAATCATCAGACCGTGCGCAAAGGGCTCCAGCAGGGGGTATTCCCATGGGGCTATGGAATCAAAACATCGGACCACTGGGTATATTTCATTAACGCAAAACGTTTCTCGGAGATCGAGGGCATCAACGTGGAAGGAGTAACAGCAAATGAAAGCATCGGATAAAGTAGCGCTGGCGCTCGGCGCGGTTGGTACATGGATTTACATCGGCGGCGTAGACTCGGATCTGTGGGGCCGCGCCGCCCTGGGAGCCGGAATGTTTCTTCTTGCGCTCGCTGGTAAGAAAATCGGCGATTATGTCGATGCCTGCCGCGAGGAGCAGGCAGAGCGGGAAGAGGAGCGCCGAGACGAGGTGTTTGCGGCGTGGATCCGCTCAGGGTCGTTGAAAGAAGGGTGAGAATAATGCAGATCGTTGAATATACCGAGGCGGTGGATCTGACGATGCATGGGATGCATGATGATATCTACGTCATGCATCCGGTTGCCATCAGCAGTATGACCATGCAGGATGTGCGGGCGGCCGCAGAAGCCGGGGCTGTGTTTGCGGTCATGAAACAGCCACGGAAAGAGCCGGAAACGAAAGAAGAGGTAAAACCAACGCCCCCCCGAAAAGCCCTGCTGGACAGGGCAGGAAAAGGAAGCTGGACACTGGAAAGATGACGGCGCTTCGAAACGCAGGATGGTCCTATGAAAAGATTGCAGACGAAATGGGCTGCAGTGCGGGGACGGTTTGGAATTACTTTAACAAAGACAAGGAGGATAAGAAAGATGTCAGTGAAAATCAATAAGCTTGAAATTGAAAATGTCAAGCGAATCAAAGCAGTGAAACTGGAACCGACGGCAAACGGCCTGACCGTCATTGGTGGCAGAAACAACCAGGGTAAGACGTCGGTGCTGGATTCCATTGCGTGGGCATTGGGTGGCGAAAATTTCAGA